GCAGTTAAATTATTTTGACAATTAAAAGTTCTATTTACTAGTATTCCTATTCTTTTATTTCGATTTTGTAAATTCCAAGTTTGATTTATGTTTAGTGATGTAGTAGCACCCCCACCATCTGCTGTAGTTATAATATAGGATATATAATTATCAACTGATAAAGTACTTCCACTACCTCCACTCATCTGTACATTAGTCTTTCCAATCATATTTTTAATCTCCTTTTCTAATTAATCTTAGTACAAATAATAACCGGAATAGTAATATCAGCTTCTGGTACTTCTGAAGTCCATGTCTTTACTATTCCAGAATCATCAATTTTTTGTTAAATTAAATCTACAATTTAACTTCTCTGTTTTTGATATATAATATATAAGTTCTTTTGCTTTATAAAAAATAGCAAGAAAGATATTATCTTTTAAGGTGGCTTATGAATTGTTATAATCTCCTATTGACAATTATTATATAATCATTTATATTATAAGTCAAGAGTGTTACTAAGAATTAACTATTCTAGTAAAAGGAATAAATGACAAAGAACGAGCAAATTAAACAAACATTAAAAGAAACTCGTGAAAGAAGAAAAACTCAAGTCATTAAAGTATTTGAGTTGAAAGTCAATTGTCATCATACCTCTAAAGAAGATTTCAAAAAGTTTAATGAAATGTTTAAACAAGCAAAATGGATTATAAATGACTGTATCGCTTCAAATGATATTTTTCATTACGAATATAAAGAACATAGAAAAGTTGTAAACTTTAATAAAGATAAAAACTTGGTTGAAAGAAAAATTACTATTCAGACTGGTGTTCATCAGAACATAATTTCTCATGTTCAGCAAGATATTATTAATCTTTCAAAATCTAAATCTCATGGAAATAAAGTTGGAAAACTTAAATTCCGTAGCGAATGTAACAGAATACCGTTAAAAACAGGAATGTTGAGAATTAAATCATCAAAGATAATTTCCATTCCTATGTTTCCAAAATTAATCGTTTATGGATTGGAACAATTTATAAATATTCCAAACTATGAAGTTGCTAACACTGATATAATCAGAAAAGCAAGTGGCATCTATATCAAAGTTTCAGTTTATATTCCTAAGAAAGAAAAGGAAATAAAGAATAAATCTGTGGGTCTTGATTTTGGAATTAAGACATCTATTGTAACTTCTGACGGAGATTTCTTTAATTGCAATAAGCAAGAATCTGAATACTTGAAGTTTCTGCAAAAACAATTGCATAGAAAACAACAAGGTTCAAAGCGTTATTGGAAATTAAGAAACCAAATTCAGAGGGAGTATGAGCATATCTCTAATCAGAAAAAGGACATTGCCAACAAGATTGTTGCGAAACTTGAAAAAGAAAATGATATAATCTATTTTCAAGATGAACAAATTTCAAATTGGAAAAAGAAAAAGAATTCTAAAAAGAATGGAAAGAAATGCGGATTTTCTTTTGGAAAACAAGTGCAATCATCTTGTTTGGGTAGGGTTAAAACAAAACTTGAATTATTGGAAAAACAAGACAAGGCTTTTAAAATTTCCAAATGGTGTCCTACAACAAAGTTTTGTCCTAAGTGTGGATGTTTAAATACTTTGACTTTAAAAGACAGAACATATATCTGTGATTGTGGGTATGTGGAAGATAGGGATATTCATGCTTCTAAAAATGTAAAATTGTTTGGTTCGACTAAAAGAACTGAGTGCTTGGAACAAGCCTCCGCTGAGGCATCAGTCACTACACAATCAATCGTCAGTCGATTGGTTATGCAAATTGAGCCGTTGAAGCGAAAACAGGAAGCTTGCTCCCTTTAAGGAGTAGGTAGTTCACTAATTTTATCTTAAAAATTAATCAAGAAGGAGTTCAATATGCTATTTGCTACCGAATATTTAAGATAGAATTCATCTGTTATCCCAGACATTGTACCAGTCCTGCCATGCAGCCTCGTTGAATGTCTTTTCGTCATTCCGCCAGTCCCACCAGTCGTTCCACTTGTTGTCGTCTTCCCAGGTAGCTTCACCTGTATAAGGAATTCTTATTTCAAGCTGTAAGAAATAGAAATCAGAAGTAGCCTGTCTCGGCTGTGCCTTAGGAGTAAAGATAACATCAGGAACGTCATGCATAGTACTCGGTATAGTAATCTGACCCCATACATCATTGAGCATTGATTCTTTATCTTTTGCAAAGTCAGGCTTATCTCTGTCCTGCTGATACCATTTCCTGAATACAAAAATATATCTTACCATTCCTGGGTCAAACCTTACCCACCTGTATTTCCTTATTCCCCATATATAGTTCTTAAGAACTTCCTCACCTTCAACAAAGGCTTCAGGATAAATACTCATTAAGTCGTTTCTGTTCTTTTGTGATAAGTTATTTATAAACCCTTCAGAATCAGTATACATTCTGCTTTCATCATTATCGGTATATCTTAATGCTCCGCCTTCCGGTGGTTTCCATCCATCAAGAGTATAGTCAGGGTGAGTTTCCCACCAGTCTTCGTCCGTATACTTCATTCCAATTCCCCACCCGAAAGGTGAAGAAAAAGGCTTTGTTAAATCTATTCCGCAAGTTTCTGCTTTAGCATCATTTCCGCCTATGTAGCACCATCTTTGATAAAATAAAAATACATTAATCCTTGCAGGCTTTGTCATTGTAATAAGTATCTTTGCTTTCTGAAGCATATTCCAAAGCTTGTCCAAAGTCTGCCATTCACTTCCTATACCGTCTTCCAAAGGGTCGTCACAAAACACGCAGTGCATTCCTACATACAGTCCCCGTCCAGTAACCGATTCTTCCATGTCGGTAAACAGTTCTTCGTCAGTATATCTTAAAGGAAGTTCGTCAGTAGTTTCGGTAATATCTTCTTCAAGCCAAGGACTTCTGAATGTTCTTAAATATCCTGTAAACAAAACCCATTCGAGCATCCAGAACAGCCTTATGTCCTTCTTGTTCATTGCATAGGAAACTACGGCACGGAAAGTGAATTCGTTTACCTTTCCGCTGTCCTTCCAGTACGATAAGAAATAGTTGAAGTTGGTACCGTTGCAGGTTATCTCGTCGAGCATCCTGTATATGTCAACAACGTTTGAGCTGTTGAGAATCGAATCAACGTATGCGTTGACCATCTTAGCTTCTAAAGGAAACTTTCCGCTTGTGTTCCTCTTTGCATAATTCTGTATAAGCTGCTTGTCTACAGTAACGTCATTCCTAATCATTCTTCACCCTGTATCATGTTGACACGGACACCCTTTAAGCGGCGTATTCCGTCCTTAGTTCCTATTGACAATATACCTTTGTCTTCCATTCCCCAGTAGCACTTGAACGTTGCATCACCGTCCCATTCAATTCCCGAGAAATCCATCCTTACAAGATTTTCAGTATGGTTTCCTTTCTTCTCGTCTGTTCCTTCAAGATATATATTTGCAACTGAACTGTTTCCAGGCTCTAAGTCTTCATAGAACCTCAATGTCGTATTGTCAGGAAGGACAAGCTCATAGAATCCGCTTCCAAGCTCTTCGTTCTCATATGAGCCTAAAACTACACTTTTGCTTGACGAGCTTATGATTCTTTCTTCATAATGATAGCCGTTGATTGTAAGTCCTATAAAGTTCTGTGTCCTGTCGTCAAGCATTGACTTATAGACTTTGGTAATGTCAAGGTCGTTGAACAGTGAATATCCATGCTGCTGTATATAGTCCAAATCATAATGCATTTCAACTTCAGCTTTTGCATAAGGTACAAAGGCATCAGGATTATCAGCATTGGTAAACGTGACTATAATGAAGTCCTGTATCTCTGAAAACAGTTTCCTTTTAAGTATAGCTATGTCCTTAAAAGGCTCTATCCTCTTGAACAGTATGTCAACAGTTTCGTCATTCATAATCTCACCCTGATTGTCAACCAAATAAACGTCTACCTGATTAGTATACTTCAAGTCAACTTCACCGTCACGGAGATAGTTTTCCCAGTCACCAAGCACCATAACGTCACCAACTTCAGGCTGAGCCATGAACCACGCAGTATATTCAGGAACAGAACTTATGTTGATTCCTGTATACAGTCTTTGCTTCAAGTAAAGTCCGAGCTTTCCGGTACCAGGTTCGTTTACGCCTACAGTGCTGGCAGTATTCGATATTTCAATGTCAGAAACATTCTCGTCAGCATCATAGAATGTCTGTCCGTATTCAAGAGAATTAGCTTTAATCTTACCCTGAACACCTGAGCTGCTTATGTATGAAAGCTCGTACTGCTGTCCTTCAGGATTATGAACAAGAGGACCTGTAAACACTTTGACATAAAGATAGCCGTTGTAGTAATAAGCATAGTATCCGTTATGAGGAACTAAGTACGTGTTCTGAAACTGCAAAGGCTGAAGCTGATTTGTATAAGCTGATTTCTGCCAGAAGTTTCCGTCATATACAACTAAGTCACCTTTCTTGAATTCCAACGTTTCACCGTAATCAGAAAACCTTACTATACCGTCAGCAACTACTGTATAAAAGTTTCCTTTCTTTCCTACTCCGTCCTTAAGAACTGGAGTTCCGTATAATCCTGATTCTTCTGAATGAGGACTCCAGCTTCCCATATATGACAATGAATCATAGCTTGTATCGAAAGTAACTTCAGGTATTTCTACACCGTTAATTAGAAGCTTTACATAGTTCATGTCAAGATTGGTAGCCTGAACTTTAATCATTGTTGCGTAGGTTCCTTTCTCGACTATCCGCTTACCTTCAACTACTGTAATCGTCCTGCTTGTTCCTTTGACAAGATACAAGTCGTCAAGCTGAACATACTGCTTTCCTTCTTCTGTTTTTAATACTGTATACTTAGGAATGTGAGTTAATCCGGTATCACTTTTCAATGTGACTGTTATATTACATTTACAGCTTGTCCTGAAAGGCGTCTTGTGAAGGAAAAACGCAAGCCAGCTTCTCATTGTATCTTCGTCAAAGCTGTTGATGTCCGTCTGACTGTCGTTAAGCCTCTGCTGCTCTTCGAGTATAGCCTTCTCGGTATTTACTCCAATTGCAGACCATAACGCATAAAGCTCTGTCCTTCTCTCTTCTTCCGTAAAATATGTTGAAAACTGATTCAGAAATGCCATATCCTAACTTTTCCTTCTTTCATTAGATTACATTGGAAACATCTATGCTTATTCCGTATACCTGGACTCTGCTTCTGTCGGTATTAAGGGTAACTGCTGCACCCATGTCACGGAGTCCCATTCTTATTGCGTTTTCCTTTGTTCCGTATGTGAATTCAAATATGTTTATTCCTCTTGTGTAGTAGGGAATTGACACTGTGGTATGCTTGAGCCGTGTCTTGACCCTCTGAGCTACGGCTTCCTTTCCTGAAAGCCTCTTTGTCAATGTGTCATCGAATTCCATCATATGATTATACCCTAATTACAAAATATATAACATTATAGAAATTACAAAGCCTTTCAGGAATACTTATTGCTGATTCAGATATCCCCGAAAGGCTTTAATCAGACATTAACTGATGAAAACGCTATATACAATTCTTTTCTCAAAAGTTTATTGCCTGACATTTTCCGCTTATTGTTATTCCCAACGGAAAGGGGATTATTATTTTTATCCGCACAAGCAGATAATATTCATGTAAGTTATATTATTCTAAGAATCATTCAAATTATATTACCTTATAGATAATCATGGGAAGATTATCTGTTATTGCCCTTTCTCCTTGTGCCATTCTGCTAGTAATTTTTATCAATCATATTACTCTTTAATTTCCATAAGTAATATTTTTACTCCATCATATAACTTATCTGTGAACGCATTTGAATATATATTTTCATAATCATCAATCGTTTGCATAGTCATAAAATCCAGATAAATCAGAAACGAAAAATATTGCAGGATCTAAATTACCGTTAAAATTTTCAATTGAAGCCCATGGTGTTCCGTAATATACTTCAGCTGAACCATCGACAACTTTTGGCATTAGTTTATCACGATTTAATCTATATGTTGTTAATGGCATTAATGGCCTACGAGAATCAAAAACAATTTGAAAAATTCTAACTGAAGATCCAGTAATTAAACGTCTTATTTTAATACTTGAGAAATTGTTTAATTTTAATTTTTCTTTTAGTTTTTCACCAGTTGTCAAACTGTTTTTTCTCCATAAATTCTTATATCAACTGTAATGTCTGTGGTTGAATCTGTTGAAAGCGTTATTTTTTTAATCTTATCTGTAAAATCTGTTAATGGATCTAATCTAAAATCACCAACAATTTGAAAAAGAGCTTCTATTTCTTCAGGTATCTCCTCTTCACCAATATCAATAGTAAGTTTTACAGTATATGATGAATCACTATTAAAATTAATTGTCTTAATGTTAGAAACTTTAATATAGTCTATTTCAACTTCACCGTCCGTACTTTTAATGTACAATTTATTTTCTATTTTTTCTCCAAGTTCAAAAGTTTTCGCTCTTGTTGTTGAAGTTATATCTTCACCAGAATAAATAGTTTGTATTGTTGGTAATTGTTTTACTGCCATTATTAAAAGCTCCTTTATATTATAGTTAACGTTTAGCTAATTTTTGAATTTGATTATCATGTAAATCAATTTTTGGACATATAATTTCTAATAAAGCTTTTCTTATTTTGATAAAAACAAACAAACAATATCCCGACAATAAAAAACTAAGCGTATTTAATACAATTAAAAAAATCATTTATAACTCCTTAAAATAACTTCATCTACAAAAGTATTGTCAATATCTATAATATTATCTAAAGTCCAAGACTCTCCATATTCACAAAATAAATTTAACGTTGCATTTAATGACTTTAATTGTTGTTTATCAAACTTTTCTTCTATTACAACTAATATACTTCTTTTTCCTTTAATGTAAGAATCAAAAGCTTCTGCAATAGAATAAACACCTTTCATATTATATGAAATAACAAATAAATGTACATCACAAATTTCTTTTTGTTGTTCTTCTATTTCAATACAATCTTCTGTCCAATCTTCAACAACTGGATCAAAATAATCAATACCATTTAAATCTAAAAAAGGTATCAATAAATTCCTATAATTAAAATCTTCTTTTGATTGAGGGCATGTGCCTCCCAAGAATATTTTCATTTATAACTCCTCATGAAATCTAAGTCTGATTGTAATATAGTTACATCAAACCCACTTTCTAAAAATCCACCATCTTCAGTCCAAACAGTATCCTCTACTTCATCATCCTCTTCAATGTTAAAATAAAGTGCATTCATTATTTTTGATGATGGATACCATACATCTTTTCTTGATCAAAACATCCAATAGCATGATCTGAAAACGATATAAAACTCACCTCTCTTACTAATATTATAGATTAAGAAAAATTATTTTTACAAATCATCCATAAGAACAAGGTCTGATTCTTCACCATATAGGTTGTTTTGAAATTCTGCCATTTCGTCTATGTCATCTTCTTCATATACATGGCTTAATGTTGAGAAGAAACCGTCATCCGGAATATCAAGCTTTTCGGTTTCCTTTTCAATAATAGCTTCTTCATACTGTATATGCTCACGGAGATAAAGACCGATAGTGGCACCAGCTAAGGCATCAGCACAGTCTTTGAAGTATATTGGTTCATTCGCATTAGGGTTGTGAGGATGGTCAACTTTGTTTGTGCTTCTGTCATACATAAGATGCTGTAATTCATAGTCAAGCTGCTTATAATAAGGCAAAGCATACCGACCTATCTTTGCGAAATTGAGCATAGTAAGGTAAGCTGAAGCGTTTGTATCTACGGAATAATATTCTGAATGGTCATTTCCAAATATCTTCTTCATTTGAGGAATAAGGAAGTCCTTTGCATAATGGTCACCAGAAAAGAACTTTATGTTCACACCCATATCCTTCATATACAGTATAAGCTGAAGTATCTTTTCCTGGTCTATCTGATTGTCATGTATCTCCTTGTTCATGAACATTGATATTGTAAGCAGTGAGCATATTTTGTTGGTTTCCATATTATAGTAAAGACAGCTGAATCCGGTCTTGTCATGCTTCTGAGAACAGTCAACATGAATATATGCATTCTCACCATGATAGTCAGCCATTGCAATGTCAGGCTTCCATATATCACTAGGAGAAGTTGTATCGTATATACCAATATTAGGAATATCAATATAGAAAGGATTTTTCTTAGTTCTGTCCCATATCTTATCAACAACCTTTGCCTTCATAAAAGTTCCGTTTCCTTTCTGAACTTTTCCTGACATATTTGCCAATGAGAACTCAAGGTCTTCTTCATAGAACTTTCTTATGCTTACAGGTACTTTTTCTATCAGGTCTTGATTTGTATTTATGAAGTCTGAAACCGTAAGTCCGTATTCCTCGTTTATGAGGTTGGTTGTAACGGCATCAACAGAATCGACTATGAAAGGTTCTATCTCTCCGTTTCCTATAAAGACGTCAAAAGTTTCCTTTGAATACTGCTCAGGGTTTGCTTCATATACTGATGCTTCCATTATTACAGTATCATTGTCCTTCTTTGCTTTTTCAAGTTCAAGTGCAACAAATGAAGATGAAGTAGTTGAAGATGATATTATTCCGCTGAAGCCTCCCCATATACCGTTTCTTGAAAATGTCATAACAGAACGCTGTCTCATTTCCTTAAACATCTTCTGGGCTTCCTGGACTTCAGTTCCTTGTGCTACTTTTCTTACGTTGGCTTCGTCAAGGACACATCCTATCATATCTTCACCGATTATATGGGAAACATTGGAACCGCTAAGGACTTCACAAAACGGAAACTTCAATTCACTTTCAACAGGCTTTCTTTTAAGGCTAGGTATCTGCCAGTACGGTACTTTGTCTATCATCTTAATCAATTGCTTAAGACCTGTTGACTCTGATTTGCCTATCGTATAGCTCACCCAGTATATTTTTGGTGTGGTAGAAGGTGACAGTTTGAAAAGGCATGGAAAGTTTTCATAACAGCTCATTTCATACAGTATTCTTTGAAGTAAGATTCTTACACCATATGATTTTCCAGTTCTTGATGCACCGGTACAGATGAACTTTCTTTTAGGAACTCTTATACCCATTTCATTAATATAGGTTGCATTTGAGTATTCCGTTATGAAGTCCTTTACATACGGTCTTATGAATTCTGCTTCCGGTCCTACATAGAATTTATCCTGGAGCCACTCATTTATGTCTACGATAGGACGAATTAATTTAGCCTTTACTTCTTCCATAATTATTTCTCTTATAATAATTTATAATACAAATTATTATAATATATAATGTTACAATTAATTAAAATAACATTTTCCGCATAAACATTCATATTTTGAATCGCCTACCTCAATCTGACTTTCTTTTTTCCCTATATGGAATGAATAGTTTCCTGTCATTGAACCGCATCTTGTGCATACTCCGTTCAGCTTCTCAATCTCATCACATAAAGGTAATATTTGAATTGCTTCGTCAAACAGTCTTGCATCTGAATCTGCAATAAGTCCTGCAAGGTAGATGTCAGTAAGTTTGCCAGACTTTATCATAGCTTCAAGAAAACTTCTGTTATTTTTAATCATGAAATATTCGTCTATAAAAATAGAGTCATAAGTTTCTGAAACAATGTTATTTGTTTCTTTTTCTGAAAATTCTTTGAGGTAGATATAATCAATTAATCCTTCTGCAATAGCTGAGTTTATTCTTGAATCAACATGAGAATGAGTGATATATCCTCTTCCGTCTATCATTGGTCTTATAAAGAGAATCTTTTTCTTTGCATACAGGAACTTTTCCATTTCCCTTAGAAGAGATGTTGATTTTCCAGAATACATTGCACCGCAAATCAGTTTAATCATTTTCTGTAGTCCTTCACATTAACAAAATCTTTCACTTTTATTTTAGTAATTATCCTTTCACCGTTTGCAGTGTAAAGTTCAATAGTAGGTCTTAGGACTAATCCTTCAAGCTTTTTATTGTTGTTTAGGAAACTGCCAGGTCTTGTGCATACAAAATCTATTGCTTGTTTCATAGACATTATTTCTTCATGAGGGTAAATCAAATCAAGTTTTTCTGCAATGTCCTTCAAAGCTTCTCTCTGTTTGAACGCTATCCCCGGCTAAAGACCGGGGATATTCCAAACTGCTTACAAGCTAACGCTTGATGTCAGTTCGTTTTCCTGCTTCACAGAACTACGTGGTTCTCCACAGGCATTTCTAATTTCGGTAAGTTCCCAACCTACTATGCTCTGACTAGTCACATACTTTGATAGTATGTTTAGAGCTGCATTTATATCCCTATCATGGTTTTCACCACAGATAGGACATTTCCAATAGTTTACTCCAACTTTGATAGCTGGATTTACGTAGCCACAAACATGACAAGTTTTAGAAGTGTTTCTTGGTGAAACCTTTTCTAAGTGTCCTTTGTAAGCTATCATCTGTCTAAACATTCCAAATCCTTGGTCAGAAATTACTTTTCCGTGATTCATTTTAGCCATATTTTGAAGGTTTATATCTTCAACTACGACTGTCTCATATTGATTGACTAATTTTCGACTTTCTTTATGCAAGAAGTCTTTTCTTTGCCAAGCAATATGCTCGTGAATAAGAGTAACTTTTCTTTTGGCTTTTTCATAGCCTTGAGATTGTTCAATCGCTCCTTTCACATAACGTTTAGACATTATTTTCTGCCAATGTTGTAATTGTTTCAATGAATTTCTAAAGTAGCGAGGACATTTGACTTTCATGCCATCACTCCTTACAATGAAATCTTCATCTCTACAATTCCAATCTATGGCAACTATTTTCTTGTTATTATTTTTTGGTTCATCTTTTTTCTCTACACAGATTTTAACGAACCACTTACCAGTAGCTGTTCTTCTAAAAGTAATGTTTTTCCATTTACCTTCTGCGAATCTGCATTGAAAAGAGCCTTTGATATATCCTAACTTTTTTGTAAGATATAAGCCATTACTAGCAATTTTAGGAGTGCAATTTGAACAAGAATACCTAAAAGAGTCTTTTGGATTTTTCTTACTTTTGAATCTTGGTGGTTTAGAGAATTTTCCTTTTCTCTGTCCTTTACAAGATTTGAAAAAGTTTGTATATGCTGCTCTAACATCAGACCACATTTGAGCTAGTGGTATTGAACAAGCAGCATCTTTAGACCATTGTAACGCTTCAGGTTTATATTTCGTGAATACTTGTTTATAACCTTCAATTTGCATATTATGGTCTTGATTTTTGTTGAAGACAACAATATTCCAATACAATCTACACAAACCTAAAGTTTGATTGAAGATTTCTTCTTGCTGAGGAGTTGGATATATTCTGTACTCGTATGCCTTCAACATTTATTTCTATTTTCCTATATTTAATTAGTAGAAACTTCCTAAAAGGTTTTATTATTATCTCTGTATAATTAGTTAGTATAATAATTTTTCAAAAGTTTGTCTATATGGTGTTGCTACATATACCACACTAAAGATGTGGCATTTTTACGCAACACATCATAAAGATTGATTTGTGAGCCGTTCCATTTGAGATTAATTTCTGAATATCCTTTTCCAAAAGCGGAAATAGAAAAATCAGAACCTGGCTTTGAACTTTCAAATTTCTTTAAAATCTCTTCAAGCGTCATCGTTATGTTTTCGTAGTTCATATTTTATGCTAGTCCTATATGTTTTTCGTTATATATTATTATAGATATAGATTTTTTTCAAAAAAAAAGCTTAAAAAGGAGATGCTTAAATGATGAACGAAGAGCTTGTTGAAAAAAGACTGACTGATATTGAAAAGAAGATTGACCAAATTATGGAAATTATCAATCAGACTAATCTTCAGGAATACCGAATTAAAGTTTTAGAAAAGGAAATAATAACAATAAAGCCTGAAATTATAAAGCTTCAAAAGTCGCCTGGAGATGTTGCTTTGAAATGGTTAGGAATTATCGGAGCAGGTGTAGCAACTATCCTGCTAAGCTTTATTGCCGCCAAAATAGGATTAAAATAATGAAAAGCAGATACGAAGGAATTCAAAACAAACTTTGGAATATGAGAGAAGGATGTTTCTTTCTGTCATTATGTTCAATTGCTGAAGAATACAATAATTCAAAAATAGATTTAATCGATGCCATAAACATGGCATTTAATAACAAATACGTCACATCTGATTATACTGTTAAAGAAGACTGTAAATTCTTACAGAAACTTACAGGCAGAAAAGTTACTAAAAGAGTAACTACATCATGCGGTATTCTTGATGATAACGAATACAGTATTGTAAAATACCTTAACAAAGAAAAGACAGCAAACCATTTCAGACGAAGATATTTTGATGTTTATATAAACAGCATGACAGTTAAAGAAGGTACAATTGTCAGCTATTACATATATACTATAGGGTCAAGCGAGAAAGATGCCGTCCTTTAGGGGCGGCCGTATGAATCGCTTAAAATTCTTATAAGTTTTAACAAAACCAAAAGACATTGTCTAATGGTTTTGTTATTATAACCATAGTAGGTACGGAACGTATCGAATTAACGCCCATGGAGATTTTAACCTCTGCTGAGCTTGCCGTTTCACGGCAGTTTCAGCAAGTTTAGTCGTTGAAGTGGGAAGCTGACAACCCTTTAGGGTGTCGGTAGTTCACATATATACAATTCATAAGGAGAAAGCATGAATCAGGAAACAGTATCTGCAATTATTCAAATTGCTGTATTTATGGTCGGAATCACTCAGATTTTCAAACAGTTTTTTGAGCCA